GTCTGCCATAAATTTCTTTTTGAAATAAATGATCATACTTGCAAGAGTTGTACCAATATCTCTGTATTCAAACATACGGCGAGTATTGTACACACCCATGTTTGGTTCTGCTTCTACAAACCTATAATATTGCTCAACCATATCAACAAGCTCTTTACCTTGCTCTCGGTAAATAGCCGGAAATTGGTTTGCGATTTTAAACGCAATATTTTTTTCTACTATGGTGACCTGGTTATCAGCCATTATCTGACCTCATTCATTGTAACCGTTACATCATCGTCATCAATTAAGAAAATTCTACCGGCCGGTGTTTTAATATCGTCTAATGATGTTGTTACCATTACACGAATTCCAGATCCTTCGTAGCCTTCTGTTTTAAATCCAATTAAGTTGATTTCTCCTGTTTCATAATTAATATTACCAGCAATTGGTTTTACAACTTGAGGGTTTACTAAGTCAGAAGTAACAATTTGAATATTTCCTAAACCGTCGTCTTGGAAAAATGAATCGACATTATTATATTGGAAAACACCACTTTTTACCGCAGGTTTATAATCAGAAAAGCCTTTATCGATATTAAACGGATATGGCTTAACAAGCTTTGCATAAAATTTAAATGACGGACTTTCTGTTTCATTTAATGCAGGGCTATAAATTACATATGGACATACGCTCGTTGTACTACTAATAATAGCGGGATCGGAGTCATCAATATCTTTTGTAAGTTTAGATAGTCGTAATGTAACATCAAAGTTATCCAAAAATTCTTCGTTATAATCTGAGATTGCTTTTCGAACAAGTAATTCAATGTTCCCTGGAGATTTCTTTGTAACTTTTGGATCGTAATAAACAGATGTGTTTACGCAGCCGTACATGAATTCAGAATCAATAAAGACTGGTTCAACTGCGATTGGCGATTTATCTTCTAAATAAGCAATATATGCGCTTGATAAAGTATTAGATAAACCTTCTCTGCCTTCACCAAGATAAACAGAAATCGCAACTTTACCAAATTGTGGGGGTGTTAATTCTTCACCGCCATAAGCAGAAATTGCTTTAATTTCTGGGAATTGAGTTTGTAACAATACTTCATAATCTTTTGTGGTAACAGCACGCTCTTGAATTTGCAAAGCCTTAGGAGCATAATAACGAATACTTTCTAGAGTTTCTCTTTCGGCTCCACCGGCTGCAGTTTGTACTGTTACAACTTCTGCTGTTGCATTTTCTGACGTAAGCTCTAGGTTAAAACTTTCAGCGCCATTTGCTTCTTCACCTGAAGTAATTCGATAACGTACACGAATATCTTCAAATGCTTCTGGTTGTAAACCAAATTTATTATTACCAAAGTAAACTGTATAACGCCCATCATAATATGGTTCTACATAAAACACTTTATCTTTTGCACCTACACCAAAAATATCATTACGGCGTAAGAAAATATTTGCGTTATCTGTTTCTTCAGCATCAACAAACACTTCGATAGAATCTGTATCAGCATTTTCGTTTGTTAAGATAACTCGTAAAACGCCATCATCACCAATAAAATAACCTTCTCTTTCAAACGATGCAAGCATTTGACCTTCAAAAATTTCTACGTTATTAGCAACAAATGTATTAGGAGCTGTTTTACGAGCGATCCATGTTTTTGACGTTACAAAATCAAATTGAACACCTTGGAATGTCGTGTTAAACTGAGAATAAGCAGGAATTGTAACTGTTTGTCCTTTAATTGAACTATCAGTAATTGTTACGTTTACAACAGCACGGGCAGATTTACGAGAGCGAGGTAAGTAATTTAATTCTTTGGCATGAGACATTACAGAGTTTTTCAAGACAGCCGAGTCAAGGAACATCTCATTGATTGCCATGTTAGCATAAAAGTTATTTTGGAATGTATTATACGCTAATACATCTAAAAATACGCTCATGTTTGAGCCTTCAAAGTTATAATCTTTGAATTGTGTCTGGCTTCTCAGATAATCTTTAAACTGAGACTTAATAGCCTCGAAGTCTAATTCTGAAATATTAAGCTTGGCCATTTACCTAGTCCTCTCTAAGAATACGTCAAGGTCGATCGGCTGTTCAACATTTTTGACGTAAAAAGTAATTTTAACTCTTACTGTGTTGTCGTCTATATTTGAAGTCACTGAAACATTTTGTAATTCTGCTCTTGGCTCGTACAGATTAATTGTTGTTCGTATATTGTCTTCAATTAATTTTAGAACACTAGGTGTAATGTTTTCAAATAACATTGCTGTAACGTTACCACCTAAGTTTGGTTGCATAAGTCTTTCACCGCGATCTGTTAAAATCAAATTTTTAATTGATTCTTTCACGGAGTCTTCATCTTTATGTAAGGTTAAATCAGACGACAGCGGGCTAATCTCAAGATCCTTTTTAAAATCTTGATATAAAGTAACCTTTTTGGTCTTTGGTGTAAATAGTCTTGCTACCATATTTAACCTCTAAAATCCCAAGATCTTTCGGGACCAATATCTAAGTGTAAAAAGTTGTTGTAGAAACCAACACCTTTAAATCCTAATCTTCTAGCTAATGCAACAAACTCGTTAAATTTATCGCCATTTGATCTAAATCCATTCCATTTAATATCAATCGCGTTTCCTGCCATGTGTTGCGATTGTTTAGCTCCATTTTTAAGTTTATTATATTTTTGGTTTCTAAATCCACTTACTAATATTAAATGACTTTGAATCAATCCTTGATTTTTAGCTTCTTTTTGTAATCTCATCATTAAGACTCGAACAACTGGCTCAATTCTGGTCCAGCCTTCATGAGCTGGTTCCATTTGTGTTACCCACCCACCTTCAAGTCGAATCTTATCATGCGTATTATCTTTTACTTGCTCCCATGAAGGAATACTTCTTAATTCTTCAACTGTTGGCAATTTAATATTACCAGCCTTTTCCCATAGTTCTCTAGCATTATTTATTAGTCGTTGCCTGTTCTCTTCTGTAGCTCTAATGGCTCCACCGCGAATAGCTTCGCCTGTAACACGATTAGAAACATTTGATAGAGTATTAAATACTTCGTCGTATCTATCTGCAAAATTATTCAAAGGATCTTTTAACTGTTTAAATAGCCCTTCAACTCCTGTAGCCATTGCGCAAATACGAGCAATGAGTGCCATAATTTCTTCAACAGAAGGATTAGCAAATAACCCAACGGCATAATCAATAAGTGCTTTAATTTTTTCTTTAATTCTTTTTGCATTTTCCTCGCCGCAAATATCTTGTAATGCGCTTTTTTCTTCTTCCACTTTCATGCACATTTGAGCTTGTGCTGGAGTTTTAATTGGTCCTGTAATAGCGCCAACATCAAAGTTAGCAATAGATTGGCAAACTTTTTGAATTGTTTTTTCAACCATTTCACCAATTTTTTCTTTAATTGCTTCAATTAATGCTTTTACTTTAATTTTGTCAAATGCTGCTTTAATCTCGCTTTCTAAATTTTTAATTTTATTTAAAAAGCTGAAAACGTCTTGGATAAAACCGTCAATAGCACCAATCATATCAAAGAAGGCATCAATCGCACCAAAGATGCTACTGAACAATCCACAGAATCCTCCCATAACACTATCAGCAAAATCACCATTGTAATAATATTCTAACTCTCTTAAAAAACGAGATCCTTGAGCATTACTTGAAGCAATTGCTGTAGAAGGTGTATAGTTACTTTCTTTAATAAAAGCTGCAAACTCTAAAGGAGTAATTGCTCCTTTTTCTAATCTTTTACTTAAAACAGGATAATCTGGGATCTGTTTTAAGATAGCAGGTCTTCTTAAAAAATCTGAATTAATATCTTGAACAGCTTCATAAAAATCCGGATAATTTTTAGTAGCAAAAGCTAAAGGGCTATTTTGAATATCTTCTACAATATTATTTGTAAATGCTTTTTCAAATGCAGCTACTTGTGCTTTTGTGTATTCTCCGTTAGGATTTGAAACGGGTTGATCTGGTATTGCATTGCGCTCATAAACAGATTTTAAACAGTTATCGCAAAGACCTTTTCCTGGTTGACATGTACAAGCCATTATGATTCTCCTCTCGGATCAAATGCATCCGGATCAGTAGCGTTTGCTTTTACTTTATCAATAGCATCCAAGAATTCTTGAACTGTTGTAAGAGCTCTGTTACCAGCTGTGTCACCCGCGTATTTACTTCTACCAGCATTTGGTCCTGTGACTAATGGTAATGAAGCCCATTCACTTGCAAGGTTGTTCGCAAATTCTTCTCTTGTAATATCACCGTCCACAAATTTTTGCAAGCCACGCTGATTAAGTAAAACAAGAGCCATTTTATCTTGGTTTTGTGGGCTAAATAGATCGCCTGCAGATAGGCCAGCTCTTGTATATAATGGATTGCCTGGTCCTGTTCCTCGATCATTGTTATATCCGCGAAGAGTGTCTTCCATAATTTGGTAACGACCAACTGCTTCGGATAACTGGAAGTCGTCAATAGATTCTTGCCAATTTAGAACTTCTTGAATTGTCATTTTTGTAATTGATTTAACCGGATATCTAGATTGAGAAATCAATCCTGAAATATCATCGTATCCTTGGCTTTCCTTATTACCGATAAAATCGAGCAATGGAGTTGCTGCTGTTTGCGTTGCAGCAGTAATATCACCAATTGTAGTTGTTGATCCAGTTGCAGTACCGCTCACATGATCTTTAGCAGAATATCCACCGCCACTTGCAGAGCCCGGATTGTGTTTTGGTATAATGGATGTAGATTTAGAGACGGGCTCCGGTGCTTCAACTTTTTCTGCATACCAAGCGATTTCTGGAACAGCCGAGCCAGGAGTAAATGCTTCTTGGCCAGTCGGCGGTACGAGGAAGTCAGCGGTAGCTACACCAGTAACAGCAGTGGCGGTGGAAGCTCTTGCCAATCCACCTGCTAAGTTCACAAAGTTATCAATATTTACAATAGGTGAATTGATATCAGTTGTAACACCTCCGCTAGCAGCTACGCTGATCGCTGCTTGTAGATCCATATTTGCTCCAGCAGATAAGAAACTAGATCCTGTAGATTTGGCATTCCACGTAGTTGCTAATTGATTAATAGTAACTGCAGACGTATTCAATTCTGCAACAGACTGAATATTAACCTGAGTATTTCCTCTTAAATGAAGTTTATCAGTAGCATCCACGAGAATCTTTTCGCCTTTAATTGAAACAGCGCCGTATTGTTTTCCTGCTTCACCGCCAGAAATTTGCATTTCTTTTTGCGCGTTTAGTGACATAGTACCTGCATTTGCATTTACTCTTACATCACCACCTCGAATTGATACTTGTTCGCCAGCTTGATGAATTGATTGGCCACCGACAGTTAACATATGGTTGCCATGCACTTGAGTTTGTAGATCACCCTCGATTTCTTCAATTTTATTACCGCGGACATACACATAGCTATTACCTAAGATTGTAACAGTACTCATTCCACCAACCACGACATGCTGCTTTTTATCCATTACATCAAAGTGGTCGCCCGTAGATTTATGAGTTGTTGTACCTCGATTATCAATCTCAATAAATGATCCAGATTTATGGCGTACTGTAATACGCTCGCCGCCTTTTGTATCGTCTAATTCGATACTATGGTGAGCAGTTTCCCAAACTTTATTATGTGGATATTGTGTATTAAATGCAGAAGATGGTTGGTCCCATGTTTCGTCAGTACCACCTACTTTAACATCAACTGTTCTACCCATTTCCTGAGTAAGTACTTGAGTTTCTTGAACGTATTCGCCTCTTAAATAACGAGATTGCTGAGGTTGATAAACATCTTCGGGCGCCGAGCCTTGAGCTGAAACTTCACCATCTTTATCTGGAATAAATCCCCAGCCATTTTTATCTGGATCAATTACCGTGGCATATTGTGTTGGAATTAAACCCATCACCATTGGTTCTTGAGCATCTCGTCCATCTAAGAAAATACCAAACACCCAACTATTAATTTTTGGAATATTATTTGGATTATAATCACCTTGCATTACAAGCGCCCAAGGCAATTCATCTCTTGGTACTTGCTTATTTGTCCCATGAATACCAAACGCACGTACTTGCACGCGACCCTCTTTACGAGGATCGTTGTTATTTTCAATAACACCTACAAAAAATAAAGGATTCTGAAGTCCTACACCACTTTCCATTATGTACCCTCTGGTATTGCTTGATCTTGGAAGCCTTCGTTACCTGAGCTCCAATCAAATTTAACTAATCTTAGCATAGTGCTTAATACGTTTCCTTCACCACTATGGCTCGTAGCTTGAATTAAATATCTACCAGCAAGTGAATTATTAATTTCTACTTTACCATCTTCGGCTTGAGATAAATTTTTAATATCTAAATCTATAACTTGACCAGGTCTTAAATCTAATCTACCTTTTAAGCCAACCGCAAGTGCTGTAGCATTTAAATGGTGATGATAAGATACTCTATTTGATACAATTTCTGGAATATGTTTGTTAGCGTGCAAACTAGACGGAATATCACCTGGCCTTTGATATGTTTTAAATAGCATAAAGCGTTTAGCATTATCTTTTGTAAATGTACTTGCTCTAAAGGCATCAGTATGCGGATTGGAAGCAATATCTTTTGGCTTACCCGTCATATCTACATATTTAGCGCTGTCAAAAGTAAATCTTTGTAAATTAATATCTCTTCGCACTAAATCAATTTCTAAAACTTCATTTGTATAAGCACCATTATAAATGTCTTGTCCTGTATTTAAACCTTTTGATAGTACATTTAATGTTTCAATACGACTTACTTGAGCACCTGCATTTTCAGCATCAAGTTCTACTTTCGGCGCATAGAAAAACTTTTCAATATTTGCTGGTTTAAGTCCTTTTAAAAAGTATTCATCAGTACAAAAATAATAATTTTCTAATGTTTCAAAAAATCTAAAAGTATTTGACGGGCTTTCTGGCTGATATCCTCTTGATGCTAAAAAGAACATCGCTTCAGATGGCGATAAGTCTGGAATAATTACTTTTGCGACACCTGATGTTGGTGAAACAAAAAAGTTTCTTTCCCCTGAAATAAGCAGCGGTAATCTCTGTGTTTGCAAAGGTAATGTTTTTGTTTTATCGTTTGGATCTAAAAAGTCGCCTTGACCTAGAGGTGAAAAATGTTGTTGGAAAATAGTTTTTGCAATACCACTAATTGAAGCTCTAAATGGTGCAGTAATCTTTCGTGTTGATGCACTAAAAGAAGTTTCTGAAATAAAGTTCAGAGTGTAAGTAACCATATTAGAGTTATTTGATGGAGCAATATTTGTAATTGCATGAATACGACAGTAAAGTTTATAGACTCGATCCGGATTGTCTAATCCCACAAGCCATAGTTCTAGTTTTTCTTCAGCTCTCAATGGCCATTTTTCAAGTAAGCCAACAGCATCTGCGACGTCAATCGATCCGCTCCATGAAACACTTTCCATAGATTGTTGGATATTAAAACGTAATATAAAGTTGCCAGAAATATCTTCGCGTCTTGTACCAATAAAGTCGCTAATAATAGCTCTTGCTATTTTATATTCAGATGGGCTAAATTCTGCCATTAACCCTCTCTTATTTTGCGTGTAAATTCTGTTTCAATTATAGGAACAAATGCTCTATCAATTAAGAAAATTTCTTTCTTATTTTCGTTGTCATATGTTTCTTGATCGTAAACTTTCCAAGGTCTCCACTCACTTGGAATGATACGTTTGATAATAATTTTACGACCTTGTTCTGTACGAAGAATTACTCGGTCTTCTTTACGTAAGTAAATTGTTTGGAAAGATTCTGGCGCAAGTTTAATAATATCTACTGCCATCTATTATACCTCTCTATAATAATAGATGATGTTATCACCATTATCTTCTCTAGTCCATTCAACTACTTCGTCACCAACGCGACCAGATTCTTCACCATATTTTTCAATAATGTAATTATTAAAGTCTGCTTCAGCCATTGGCCACTGATGATATGGATCTAAAATATTATTTGACATGTAAACAAGCCAAGTGTAATCTGTAGAACCGTAGTAATACTCTGCAATATCTTCTGGTCTTTCACCTTCTTTAACTGTAAATGGTAAAAATAAAGATGGATTAGAAGCAGCAATTTGTGTAAAGTTATTACGTCGTGTAATATCTTTTACTTTGTATCCTTCGTAATCTACGGTTGGAAAACTTTCAAAATATTTTGACATTATCTACCTCCTCCGCCGCCTAACCCATCTAAGATATCGCCAACTTGGTTAACGATCATGTTTATTTCATCTTGTTCACTAACAATACCTTCGTTAGCAGCTAAAGATTCTGCACCATAATCTTCTGCAGTTTCGATTGCTAGTTCTTGCATACTCAAGGAAAGAGTAACACCAGCAGGTTTACCGCCTTTTAAAAGTGCCATCATTCCGCCAGCGCCATAATCTACTGTAAAGTTAGTTACCATTGCTGGTTTAAATTTCATAAAAGAATCTTTATCTACACCAATCAAATACGTATATACTACATGAGGGAATTTTAAAAATGCTCTATTAAAGTCAAAATTTGCAGCTTTAAAATCGATTGTTTGTGGCAATGTAGATCTTTTAATCATGTTTACAATTGCATTGATTCTTGCGGAATCATCAGGACTTTCTGGAAACAACTCCCAATTAAATTGGTGTTGACGTAATTGAACACCTTCAAAAACAAGTGTTTCTTTTGGGTTTAAAACTTGGCCTGCAGCTAAGTTAATTGATTGTCCTACGTCACCAATTAGAGGGCTTACCTGTTGCAACAAATAACGAGCAATCAATGCTGCATCTTTATTTGATGTTCCAGCTATTCCTCGTGCTACATCTTGAATGGCCGTACCAATTCCACCTTCTCCACCGCCACCGGCCAAAACCGAGCTGATTTTAGCTCCAAGCTGTTGTATTGATCCAGGAAGATCTCCAAGAGTACCTTGTCCGCCCATTGCAACTTGATTTAAATAGTTTGTTGCTTGCTCTACTAATGGATCTCGACTAATACCATTTAGCGTAATATTAGAAGAATCCTGCAATTGTTTTGGAAAAGGTAGCTCAACAGATTTTTCCGATCGAATACCAATACCAGAACCACGGCGGCCGTTTGTCGCAGCGTTAAGCAGGCCTGATGATCCATCTTGTCCAGTGGCATATTGGTTTTGCGCGTAGCCTGCTTCATAACTATATTCTTTAAATACGAAAAGAATACTATGAGGCATAGGCTTAGAAGGAAAGCGATTAATAATGCCCATAGCACTATTCCTTTCCTTAAGTCCTCTATAGACTTCTGGTCTACTCGTGGTCATGTGAGACTGTACCTTTTGCTTATAAATAGTTTATATTTCTATTTATAACAAATTATGAGGTGTTGTTTGGCTTATAATGGAAGGTTTAAACCTAAAAATCCAAGCAAATACAAAGGTGATCCAACTAAAATTTTTTACAGATCCTCATGGGAATTAAGATTTTTTAGTTATTGTGATAAACACCCTGATGTGATTTGGTGGCAAAGTGAGGAAGTAGTGGTACCGTATTACTCGCCAATTGATGGTAGACGGCATCGTTATTTTCCAGACGTAATTTTAAAATGTAAAGTGCCTGGAGGTACAAAGACTTTGATGATTGAAATCAAACCCAAGCATCAAACCAAACCTCCAGATAGATCTAAGAAAACGACAGCAAAGGGAAGAGTGTCTAGAAAGTATTTAAACGAGGTAAAAACCTACGGTATTAATGAAGCTAAATGGAAAGCAGCTCAAATGTACTGTTCTCAAAGAGGTTGGGAGTTTAAAATTTACACAGAGGAAACTTTAGGAATCAAATAATGGCACAACTTTTTAATGATCTTGTACTTAAAGGTATCAGAGCCGGCCAGGTTCCTGCTCGTACTCAAGCTGCTCGAGATTGGTATAGACAGCAAGCCAAAGAAATCACTCGTACTTCTCGTAACAGAAGTAAAGGCGATCAACTTATTCGTGAGATGAGAAAAGACACGAATCGTCGCCAAGATAGTAGATTTAGAATGGGTAATATGTATCTAATGACATACGATCCAAAGCATAAAGGTACACTTCCGTATTACGACCAATTTCCGCTCATTTTTCCAATAAATAAAGCTAAAGGCGGATTTCTTGGAATTAACATGCATTATTTGCCGCCAATTTTAAGAGCTAAACTAATGGACCAGTTATATACGGTTCTAACAAACAGGAATTTTGACGAGAGCACAAGAATACAAGCATCATATAAAATTTTAAATGGAGCAGCTAAGTTTAAAGAATTTGCACCGTGTGTAAAACATTATTTAAATGCGCACGTAAGAACTAAACCAGCATATATCAATCCGACAGAATGGGATATTGCATTGTTCTTACCAACACAGAAATTTATTGGTGCTTCTGCAACTCAAGTTTACGCTGATTCTCGTCGAATCATAAGAGGCAGATAATGGCATTCAGTATTAGAGAGTTTAAATCACAAATGGATCTTTTTGGCGGACCAGCCAGAGGATCTTTATTTGAGGTAATTATTACTCCACCAAGCGGTATTCAATCTCGAGCAAATTCAAGAGATATGGCATTCTTTTGTAAGAACGCTCAGATTCCTGGTATGGTAGTAGGAGTAGCCGAAAACCAGCAAGTTGGCCAGTTCCGTAAAATGATGCCAAACAACATTACTACAGAACCAGTTCAAACTCTTTTCTTATGCGATTCAGACCATCAGGTTGCTTCATTCTTCCATTCATGGGTTCAAAGAGTAGTAAACTATTCTACGGCCGCTGGTGCTTTTAGTGAAGTAAATGGAATGCTTCCATTTGAAATCGGATATAAAAGCGAATATTCATGCCGCATTACAATCAGACAATATTCAACTCATTATGAAACATCTGGTTCATATTACGAAGTAATATTAGATAACGCCTTCCCAATCTTAATCGGTGATATGGATTTAGCTTGGGAAAACAATGACCAATATATGGTTTTGCCAGTACAATTCCAGTATGATAGAATTGAATATGCTGGAGAAAAAATTGGCTCGCCATCTGCAAGATTTGGTAGAGGAAACGGATTGCTCGGTATGATAAACGCAGTTGGCTCGTTTGGTCAGTTAATTGGGCAAGACTTAGTACCACGAAACGTTCAAGACGCCGTGAATAAATACGCAGCTGGTAAAAATGCATTTGAAAGAATATTTGGATAATTAGGAGATATAGATTATGTTACCAAAAATTGATTTACCTATTATGGAATTAGAGCTTCCATCGACCGGTGAAAAAATAAAATACAGACCGTTTACAGTAAAAGAAGAAAAAATTCTTCTAGTTGCTCAAGAATCTAAAGATCCTGAACAGGAAGTTTTAGCGGCAAAGCAAATTGTAAACAATTGTTTAATTGATGTAGACATTTCTGAATTAGCTATGTTTGATTTAGAATACTGCTTATTAATGCTAAGAGGAAAATCAGTTGACAACTCAATAAATTTTAGAGTAAATGATCCTGATACTAACGAGTCTATAGATCTTGAATTAGATTTGGAAAACGGCGTCTCATTAACTAGATATGATGATCATAGCAAAGAAATTACAATTAACGAAACGTACAAACTTTTTCTTCGTTATCCCACAATTGATGAATTTATCAAAATTGTACAAATGGGAGCTGAAGATGCTCTAGCATCATATAGAATTATGGTATCATGTCTAGATTATATTGCTTCAGACGACGAAGTACATTATTTTAAAGATTATAATAGTGAAGCAATTGATGATTTTATGAACGATTTAGATGGTTCTGTAATTAAACAAATTCAAAAGTTTTTTGAAACAGCACCAAAATTAAGACATGAAATGAAGTACACTAACAGTAACGGTGACGAAAAGACATTTGTAATTGAAGGATTTAGGAGTTTTTTTATCTAACGCTGATCCACACGGATTTGGGTGAATATTATAAGCAGATCTTCGCCTTGGCTCAGCATCATAAATACTCCATAAGTGAAATAGAAAACTTAATACCTTATGAACGAGATTTATATTTTGGAATGCTTATAGATTGGATAGAAAAACAACAAGAGAAAAATAGCTAGGTACAAAAATGGCAGAACTATCTAAAGAAACACAAGCTATCATTGATAGACTTAAAGCAGAAGGAGATCTCATTAGAAATAGTGGGACGAATTCTGTTAAATCTGTTAGAGTTCAATTAGATAGATTTGAAGGTGTATTTAATTGCATTAATAATAGCATGCTTGAACAGGTTGATTTGATGAAAACTCAGCTTGGAATTCAAACTGAAGCTCAAGAACGTGCTCGTACTCAAGAACAGTTAGATGAATTAAATAATCAAAGAAATACAAACTCAGAACAAAACCAAGCTGCCCAACGACCTTTAAGTGAAGTCGGTGAAAGTTTTGGAAACGCAATTGCAGATTTTCTTAGTTTAAAGAATATAGCAATGATTGGAGCCGCTGGGTTTGTTGGATATAATTTGCTTAAAGGCTTTATTGACGAAAGAGGTGGTCTATCACAAGCTCTTGAAGATATGGGAGTTAAATTTCCCGAGTTTGATACTGAACAAGCTAAAAAAGACTGGGAAGAATTTAAAACAAACGTAAGCGATCTAAATAAAAATGTTTCCGGAATAGTAACGTTTTTTGGGAATGTGAATACTAAGCTAAAAGAGTTCGCAGACAATCCTTTATCTATTTTTGGATTAGGCTTGGGAGTTGGTGCGCTATTTGGTCTTGGTAAAGATATAGGCGGCGCAGATAGCCAAGATACAAAAGATGCAAAAAGTAGACTTAAAGGCATCAGATCAAAGCTGTTATTTGGTACAGTAGGATTAGCTTTGATTGCTGGAGATGAAATAGCGAATTATATTGGCGAAATGACTTTAGGAGATAATTGGCAAGATACAACGCTTGGACAGTTTGGCATTTTAGCTGGATCAACTGCTGAAGGCGCTTTAATTGGATATACAATTGGTAAATTTTTTGGACCTTATGGAGCTTTAGCTGGTGCAGTAATAGGCGCAGGTTTAGGATTTGGTAATGCGCTTAAAAATTATTTGGATAAGAAAAACGCAGAATCTGAGAAAAAATTCTTAGACCGTTTTGACGAAATTGAACAGATTATCAAAGACGTGGATTATGAACTAAGTGATGAAGAACATGCAGAATTAGAAAGATTAGCGGCTGAGTCTGTGAAAAGAATTAGATTAGCAACGAGTGATGCTGCTAGAAAAACTCTGGTCAATGCTCAAAAAACTATAGAAAATAGATTATTACAAGAAGTTGATAAAAAAGAAGTCAGTTCGCTTGGTAGACTAGATGATTTTGATAGTGAAGAAAGAGCCGCGTTTAGACAATATTTTGAAACAATGAGTGACGGTGAAAGAACCTTTGACACGGAAGGCTTATCAAAAATAGCTCAAGTTTACGCTAGACAATATGATGAGGGAACTACCGGGGCATTTGGATGGCTTAACAAAATGGTGTGGGGTGAAAGAGATGAATTTATTGCTCGAGCATTATCTGCAGGGCTTGAAAAATATTTTGTTCAAATAGGAGAAGATGGAGTACAAAGTTCTTACATCGATCCAAGAAATAGACAAGGTCTTAGAGATTTCTTAAATAACCAACTAGAAACAGATTTGAAATTCTTAACAATAGGAAATTCGCGCAGAGGTTCAGTAAGCGAAAGACTAAACTCAGGTGGCGGACAAGGTGTAGAAACTGGAAATAGAATGTTGAGCCAAGATGCTCTTTCTCGTATTCAAAGAAATACGGCTATTAGTTCTCAAGCTGCTGACATTGTAGCATATTTGGCATCGCAAGGTGCATTAGGGGGTACGACTATTATTCAAGGTGGTACTACAGTGAGTTCTCCTGTAAGTATGGTAGATGGTGGAAACCAAGTATCTATGAACAGCTATGGATTTGGAGAAGCTGGACGCGCAACTAATAATCCAATGGGAATACCTGGCGTAACTTCTGGAATAGTTCAATAAAAAAGGGACCTTTACGGTCCCTTTCTTTTATTTGTCGCCTTTATCAGAAACGAAAGAGTACATTTCTCGAGCTTTTTCCATCATATCTTCTACTGAGTACATTTCTGTAACTTTTTGAAATTCTTCCATTTGCATCTTACCTGCATCCATCATTTTTTCAGCAAATTGAACGTTCATATGGTACTGTTGGTCCATATAGTCTTTTGCTAGTTGCAGCATTTCTGAACGAATTTCGAATGGGTTTTTATTTGACATAATAGTTCTCCTGTGTATGTGTGGGTTGCAAATATTCATTTAAGTTCATCGGCCATTAAGTGATTAACGTCGGCATGACCTTGTTCATCTTCACGAACTTTTTTGACGACGTCACTGAGTTTTGCATCCAATCTTAATCCATAATAATCAATTGCAATCTGTGGTGCATCAATATTTTCAATGTCACCACGCTCAATTCTATCTAAATATTGTGTATAACTAATTACTGCTTGATCTTCAAAATATCCAACCATACGGTGTGCTGTTGTTGGAAAAAATACATATAAAAACAAATAGAAATGCCAAAAGATTCCTTGAGCTAATAGAATCAATCCACGCTCAAACCAGTTTGGCTTTGCAATCTCAATGAAAATCATCAAGTGCATACGCTCGTTTTCAGCTTCATCTAATAGTGTTTTAATCCAACCACGATCATCGGGTTGCATTTTACGTAGCGATCGTAAGTGATTCCACATACCTGCTACCATACCTGGCACTCCGGCAACTGTTTCTAATACAACAGCTCGGTGGCCATAACGTTTTGCAAAAAATGTATCTGCAAACCATCTAAATGTCATTGTAAGGAAATAAGCAACTCTGTCGCTCATGTCTTGAGGTTTTCTCATAGCTTTTCTTTCATTA